GAGCCCCTCCCACAGCTTCCAGGGCGGCGCGGTGCCGCTGAACGGTGCAAGGCCGCTGTCCTCCAGCACATCCAGCGCAAGCTGGTATAGGGTGCGCCCGGCCGGAGCATATACCCCTTTATAGTAAGTGTCGTCTAGCCCCGAAAGCGCGTCCTGCGCCTTAAAACTGGCCGACAGCCCGTCCACTGTGGGCTGGCCCGTCAGGTAGTACCGCCCGCCGGGCACCCATTCCGTCACACCGCCCTCGTACACTTCGCGCCAGCCGTTCAGTTCCAGCTCCGCCCAAGTGTTCGCCGCAACGTCTTTCCACGTCATGCCCCCGGCAAGGTACTGGCCGTACTCCACCTTCACCGGGTTTTGTTCGGAGATGTACTTGTAGATGCCGGAGGCGTTGTCCGGGTCGTAGAGATATTGACCGCCTGTGCCCGTCAGCGTGTTGATGTTGACGATCGTAAAATTAAACGAACTTGTGGGCAGGCGGCGGGAAATGGGGTCCACATCCAGTTTGTGCGTTGCATTCTGTACCAGCTTGTTGTCAAACACAAGACCGAAGCCGAACATCAGCTGCTGCAGCCGCATGCGGCGGTACGGCCTTGTCATGCGCGGGAATGTGAACGCCAGCGCGTCAAAGCGCTCGATGGCGTCGGGCGTGGTGTATACGGCCGCGTCCGGCGTGTAATCCGCCGTGAAAAATACGGCTCCCTCCCGGCTGGCCGTCAGGTGCATTTCCTCGGGCCAGTCCCCGCAGGTCGGGTCAAATGTGAATGTTAAACCGGGCACGGTGTGCGTTTTGGAAAACGTCAGTACCATGCCCGGCACGTCCGCTGGCGCAAAAGCTCCGTCCGCGCCGCAAAGTGCCGCAGACACGAACCCCTCGGGCCGCAGGTCGGCGGAGCCGGGCTTGGGCAGAATCAGCTGCGAACCATCAGCCCGCATGCGCCCCGGCTCAAAGGTGGCGTAGGTTGCACGCGGCGTGCCGTCCTCCAGCAGCATCGTGTCTGGGCGCGAGTAGAATGTGCCTGGCGCCGTTTCCGGCGGCGCGCAGGTCGCGGCCGCGTCGGTGTCCGTCAGACCGAAGGTGATGCGGATGTATCCTTGCGGCGCAATCTGCTCCTGCACCGCCGCCTGATACAAAGATGATGTTTGCTGCATCACACCACCCCGCAGTCAATGACATTGAACGACGCGTCGCGGTAAAATCGCGGTTCACCCGTTTCCTTGCTCACCACAAAAGGATTTGTTTTCACGTCGCCCAAATAAAAAAGCCGCGTTTCCCAGCGGCCGAAGTTGTGGTTGAAGTAGTGGCAATAGAAAGTAAAATGCCCATCATCAAACCAGCGGTTCATTTCCCACCATTTTTCTGCCGGCATGACGGACCAGGCCAGACTTTGCTTGTGGACGCTGCGACCGACCATCCGGCCCACTACCTCACCGTTTGCATTGCGAGCACTGTCCACCATGCGTGAGGTTTCAAAAGGTGCCTTGCCCTCATCCGGGTAAGGCACCATGATCGCATAATTCTCACGATCCGTCGTTGGTGATGAGCCAAGATAGATATACCCTCTTTTTTCTTCCATCTTGTCAATCGCCTCTTTCCTAGTATGCTTCTGCGAATACGCCGCCCACAGACGCGCCACGGTTCATTTTGATGCGGTGCTGGTTGCGATAAAGCACTTCTCCGTCTATATCTTCGGTGACGTTCACGACGATATCCCCGCCAAAACCTGCTGCGTTCGCGGAACCCAGCGCTTCCAGAAAAGCCTGTTTCATCCGGCTTTCCGGTGCGACGATCTCCGGGTTGTTGTTCGCACCCGGATATTCGCCGCCCGCGAAGAGTGTCGGTTCCTTCAGTACTGCACCAGTAGCCAGCAATGGAATCTGTGGCGCGGTAATGGGAGTAATGGAAAATCCGATGCTCTTCCCGCCGAACAGCGGAACCCAGTCCGGGATATGCACATTCAGGTGGTTGAGAACGTCTATCACTGCGTTCATCCCGCTCACGACGCCGGAAATCATCCCGTTCATAAACCCGATGATGCCGTTGATAATGGGCCGCAAAGCGTTTTTGATACCTTCCCATACAGAGATAAAACCGTTTTTGATATCGTCCAGCCATGCCGTGATTTTCGTCCAGATAGCTGTTATACCGTTCAACATGCCGAGCATGATATTTCTGCCCCAGCCTTCGGCCACACGGCTTGGGCTATGCATGTCGAAGGCGTCTGCGATTCCGTCCCCAATCGGCTTGAAGATGTTTTTGTATATCCAGTCCCAGATGCCTTTTATAACGCTCCAGATGCCGTTGAGCAGGCCGGTGATGAGCTGAACACCAAGCTCTTCCGGGTTTCCTTCGCCGGTCACGAATTGGTCGAAGCCCGCAAAAAACTGCTCTTTGATCCAGCTCCACAAATCCGAAAACGCGCCCTGGATAACTCCCCACAGTGCGCCGAATCCCGCGCCGATCACAGAACCCACCGCGTAAAACACACCCGGCCAGTCGATATTGCACAGCATATCTTTTATGCCGGTTCCTATGGACTTCCAGTCTACGCTGTGAATCGCATCGACAAGCGCGTTGCATGCGCCGATGATTCCGTCGCTCAGGACCTGTCCCACCTGCGCCCAGTCCAGCTCGGCCAGAAAAGTGCCCAGCGTGCGGATGGCAATCGTGAATTTTGAAACGAGGAGCGCGCCGACCTGTGCGCCGTCGACTTGGCTCAGCGTACCGTTGACAAGCCCGGCCAGTTTCGCGCCCAGGCTGTTCCAGTCGAACGTGGTGATAAGCCCATACGCGAAAGAGATGCCGTTCTGCAGCTTCTTTCCGAACCTTTTCCCCCAGCCGTTGGCGTCGAAACAATTCAGAATGCTGTTGGCTTTCTCGGCGAGAATAGCCCCGGCCCCTTCCCAGTCTCCGCCCTTTATGGCATCGAGCACCTGATCGAGCAGTGTGGATTTTCCCTCAAAATCAAAGTTTGGAAGTATTTCATCTGCGCCGCCGCCACCGCCGCTTGAAGCGTCGTCCTCCTTGCCCGTGTCGATCACGTTCAATTCGTCAAAGCCGAGTGTGTTATTGGCCTTTTGCAGGTCCTTTACGTCCTTGGCCGCGCTCCCTGCCGCGCTGCCGTAGCTGTGCATGGATTTTGCCGCGGATTTCATGCTGCTGATGCTCTTCCCTGTCAGCAGGCTGATAAGCTTTGCGATGTAGGAAAACACCGTTGCTGCCGCGTTGGCCAGCGCCGACAGTGCGGGTGTGAGGGTTTGTATAATGGGCGCCGCCGCGACAGACGCCGCCCCCTTCAGATTGCTCATGGCGCCGCGCATCTGCTGCGTGCTCAAAATGGCGCTTTTCAAGTATTCCGTCATTTTCCGCAGGGCTGCGGATATCCCGTTAAAAATCAGGGCGCCGGACACGATGCTGCGCAGGCGGGCGCCAAAACTCTGGACGCCGCCGTTTGCCTTTTTCGTGTGAAGCGTGAACGACAGCATGGATTTGCCCAGTTTGCCCAATGCAGAGATGCCTTTTTTCGCCATGGAAAACAGCTTGCCGAATATCTTCACCGCGCCTTTGAGCGCAGCTATGGGGATGGAAAGCGCGATTTGCGCAAGCCCTTTCGCCATTTTTTTCGCGGTGTGCGCCGCAACTTCGCCCCAGCTTGAGAACTGCGAAGCCGTGAGGTCATCTAATTTTGCCTTTGTGCTTTCCGCGCGTTGTTCCAACGAAAGCAGCGAGTTTTCGGCTTGGGTCACCTGCTGTTGCAGCGAAATTCCCTCAATACTGTCCTCGCTAAATTGCCGCATTGAAAGCCGAAGCTGCTCTATACGAACTTTCGTCTGCTCGATGGCGGTCTCGGTGTTCTCCAATTTCTTCCGCAGGAAATCAATTTTTTCAGCTTCGCCCTCATCCAATCCTTCAAGGTTAAATTTATCCAGAGATTTTTCCGAAAAGGAGCTGATTGCCCGCCGGATTTTCCCGAATATGGATTCGGTTTCTTCAGCAGTCTTCTCCAAGGATTCAGTGATTTTCTCTCCGGCGTCGTCCCCCGCTTCGGAGAGCGTTGCATCCAGCCCTATGACTTTTTCCTTTTCTTTTTCAAGGGATTGTGCGGCGTCTTCCGCGCTCTTTTTTACTTTCCGATTTTTCGTTGCAGCCTTATCCAGCGCCTCCACGGCCTCTTTCACAGGCTTTTCAACATTCTTCACCGCTTTTTCCGTTACTGTGGCGGCTGTACCGGCGGCTTGCTGCAACCCAGGCAAAGATTTCCTCATGATATCATTCAGTTTTGCCTGCACTTTTTCCAGTATTGGAAGAGCTTCATCTGCCTTTGCCTTGACGATGATCTCAAGTTCTTCTACGGTTACCGCCATGTGTCCTCACCTCCCTGGCGACATACAGAAATACCCCGGCAGATTCTGCCGGGGTCATCCCATCAAAAATTTTGTCCATGCTTCAAGTTCGGCGGCGCGCCGCTCTTCCAGTGTCATGTGCTTGGGAGCCTTTTTCCCAAACAGGCTCGGATACAGTTCTTTCAGGTTGAGCACTCTCGGTTTTTTCTGCTGTGTGGATATCCATTGCCGGTAAAGGCCATCCAGCAGGATCGCCTGTTTCTTGAAGTCCTCTTCCTGCCGGTCGTTCTGTGCCTGCACGTATTCGCCTATCTCCCTGTGCGTCATTTCCCCAAATTCCAGCGGGGATATACCGCATGCATAGGCGGCCGCCCGGCTGGCATCAATTACCGCGCGCCAAGTTCGGAGGCCACCATGCCCTCGGCTACCTTGTCCACCGCGCGGTTGACGATCTCGCCCAACTCCAGCGCCGGCTCCTCCAGCCATGCCTTCAGGCGCTCCTTCGTCATCTTCCGGCCGAAAAAACCGCGTTCATTGATCTCCGTCAAAAGGTCAATGTACAAATCCTGCACCGACGCCTCGCTGTTTTCCTCCAGATATGCGTCCAGCAGGTCCGCAGCATCCTCCAGCTTCTTCAGAGCACCGTCGGAAAGAATCAGTACCGCCGTGGTCAGGACACGGATGTTTCCCGCCTGCGCGGCCTTCTGCCAAAATAGCTGCGTGTCCTCGATGTGCAGCCGTTCCTCCAGGAGCAGCATCAGGCGGGTTTTCAGTTTCAGTTCCACTTCTTTTTCTTTTGTTGCGATAAGCATGTACATTTCCTCCAGATCGTTGTGTATTTTCAGGCCGAAACGGCACTCCGCAGCATACAGTTATAAGCATATGCTGCGGACTACCGTCAGGTAGTCCATCGAAAATCAGCCGCCGCCTCCGGTGGGAAGTCCGGTCGTCAGGTCTTCAGGCGCTGTAGCCTTGTAAATCTTCAACATGCATTTGACCATGTCGTCCAGCTCCAGGGCTGACAGAGTGATGCGGAAATCGCCTTTCCATTTTTTTACGAGCGATTTTGCCGCGGGCGTGCTTCCGGCGGTGTTGTCCGGTAGCTTTACATACCAGAACAGATTTTGCCCCTCCAGCGCTTTCAGCGCCGTGTACTGCTCTTTGTAGTAGAGAATTTCCACCTCGATGGCGCTGAACGGCTTCACGCCCGGGACGCCGTACTCGACGTCGCTTTCCAGCGTGCGGTATGTGATGTCGTCCGGGGGCGTGTCCACCTCCGGGATGCCCTGTACGCCGAACACCTGCGTAGGTGCAACGGTGTCCGTCTCCGCATAGTAAAGCTCGGTCAGCATCGTTGCGGACGGAGGCGTAAATTCTGCATTGTATTTCGCCAAAGTATATCCCTCCAGTTCAGTTGTTTCTTTCAAAAGTGTTGTCGATGGCGTTCCAGCGGACCTCAAAGTACCCGCCGAAGCGCCATTTTTCCGTGATATCGTCCTGCTGGCTGGGCACGTTCCCGGTCTGCCGCAGGTTCAGCTTTTCCAGCTCTGCGCGGAGCTGTTCAAACAGGCGCACGGCGTCAAGCTGCTTGTCCGCCCACACCTCAACCGTGATAGAGATATCATAGGCTCTCCCCATATACAGGGGGCGCGCCAGCGGCACGGAAAGCGTACAGCACGGAAATACGGCGCGGGTGCTGGGATTTTCCAGCATCACGCTTTCTTCGTCCGGGAACAGGCCCGAATCCACCACTGCCCGCCAGAACATCACGGCAAGCTCCGCCTGATTCAACGTGTGCAGCGGGTCATTCATCCGTCACGCCACCTCCTCCGGTCAGAAGGGCGATGATCTCCTGCTTCACGGCGTCTACGTTGTCCCCGCGGCGGTTGAACGCCGCCGGATGGAAATACGGATGCGGCTTCATGCCGTCTACAACCCAGTATTGCGCCCCGTCGCGCCCTACAACGAGCGGGTATCCGTATTTGGCGAAACTGCGCGGCACCATGCTTACATGGATAAACCATGGAATCTGCTTGGCACGCTTGAGGCGTATGGCCTCGGGATTGCCCTGATTGTCCACCTTGACGCCTGTTCCAAATTCCACATACGGCGCGAAGCTCGTGACGCCGGTATCGGTGTACACGCGCCCGACAATCTCTCCGGTCTCGCTGTTCAGCATCTCGACCTTGATGCACTTCCCGACGACATTGGGAGCCAGCCGGATGGCCAGCTTCGCCGTGTCGTCCAAAGCTCGCTGCACACCGCGCCCCGCCGCTCCCGGCAAACCGTCGATAATACGCTGCAAGCCTGGCCCTGTACGTTTGAAATCGAAGGTCACCATTTCACACGCACCGCCTCTATCAATGTTGGGTTTTTGGGATGTATGCCGCCTATGAACGCGCTGCGCACGGCCTCTACACGGTATTCTCCCTGCCCGTAATCCTCCAGGGCTTCCCCGTGTATCTCGACGGTGCGCTGTACCGCAGGCCGCGTCAGGTACAGGCGGTCATCCTTGCCTATGTCCGGCGGCGTCTCGCTGCGCAGCTTTATAAGCTCGTTCACGGTCTTGCCATACGCCTGGACATCGACTTCGGAGCGGTCAGTCTGAACATTGATCT